TGGCATCATCTTCTTCCATATAAATTGCAATAATATTGATGTAAGCTGAGGCAACCAATTCTATTGTTGCATCTCTCTCACGTGCCAAGCGACCTACCTCTGACGAAGTATAAGCAGCAAGTGCAGCAATTTCTGTAGCAGACGAACGAGTCGACTCACCTCTTGTAAAAGGAGCAAGAATAGAACCTTTATCTTTATCTTTCTGGACTTGGTCATAATACACCTGTAATTCTGGAGGTGTTGGATTCTGTGGCATTGCTCGAATAGCACCTGCCAAGTCATCATCATCAACCTCAATAAAGAGACCATCAATACCACTAGTCACCTGTGCCATACTCTCTTCATCAAAAGTACCACGTTTTACAATGTATTGACGTGAGGCTTTACGAACTCCATTAGCTTGAAACGTTCTGATAAGATTTGTTTCATATATCTGGTCGTAAATACGTTTCATTGCACTGTAACCATTAATAGGTGAATCAGGCTTACGATTGAAGTAGAAAGGAATAATAGGTATAACTGGTTTGCCGTCTATGTCTCTGAAAGGTATCATTTCTTTATCTAAGAACTTATCACCCATCGCCCAGTTAGGAGTATAAAACATTATCTGGTCATTTACAAGGTCATAAAATTCGATTACCTCAATATACTGAAACATCTCATTAGTACCACCTAACTCTTCTTCATAATCATTATGCTCATACCGGTCAAAATATGACTTACGCCTAATAGGTGCATAATCTTTATTACCAAACTTCTCTTTCGCTTCATGCAGTGGCACAAAATAACGATGTCCAATGTAACGCATATCTTCATAACGCTTAGCATCTCTATCTAAGATAACATCCCAAGGATTAAGTGCCATGATATCCATACGTTTAAAGAGGTCTGGGTTATCAACAGGCATCATCTTCATGAATGACATAGGGTAAATTAAGGCCAGACGAGAAGCGTCTTCTATCGCTGCTCTGTGTCCTATTAAGAAATCATTAACGAGTTCTTGTGCTTTACGTGGGTTACCTGTTCCGCGGATGTCTGATTTAACGATGACACCTGGGTTACGAGCAAAGAGTGATGCAATGTATGATTCAATGTAGCCGTAAGCGTCTGAGGTTTGGATGACGATTTGCATGTCGCTGTCTAGACGGTTGCGTTCCCAGAAATCTGTTTCGTAGGCGCACTTGTATTGAAACATTGTGTGTTCTTTGTCTTCCCAGTATCGGTCGTGGAATTCAACAATTGTTTTGATGTCTTTTGGTTTAATAGTATATGCCATTATTTTTGTCCTCTTCTTCTAAAAGGTATAGGTCCTCTGGCTTTAATGCGACGTGCTTTGGTCTTCATAATAAAATCTTCCATTAATTGTTCTCTAACTTCGTATAAACTCGGTGCTGGTTTTAACTTTGCACCCCACTGAGCTAAACAAAATGATATGACCATATCGTCGCACTGCCCTTTTGGATGCTTGGGTGCTCCACCCTCGTTTGTTATAGTGTTTCTTAACTCTGACCACAGTGTGCTCTCCAAGCAGGATATTTGACCATCGCATAGTAAAGAACGCACGTGGTCATAAATAGCCAATTTATTTTCCTTTCTTGTATTCCAGTCACCACCTTTTGCTGACTTATACAAATTTCTCATGCCAAACTCTCTACAACGATACAAGACTAAACTACCCGGTCCATTCGCCTCTATGATAGTATAAGGCTCATTAAACTCCCAGTAAACCTCCCATACCTTTTCAGCAAAATCTGCAGGTGATATAGTATTAGAACGAAAATGATACACAGGCTGCAACGTTGTCTTAGACACAATTGATATCGTACTATAATCATTACCCGTTCCCTGTGCCACATCGATACCCATACTGAAACTGTCACCCTTCAAGCCTTCACAATACCACTTATCAGGTCCACCTATATCCATAATGTCCATGTCATCTAAAATATCTGTAGGAAAGTAAACGTCTGAAGAGGTCATGAAAGCCTCATCCATTGTCGTTGGAAACTCTCGCTTAAACTTTTCTATACCCATGGTAGAGATTTGTGTTCTTCGCCAATACATCTGCTGCTTCTGTAAGTCCCACTCTTGCATGATACGTGTCTCAGGCTCTGTCATTGGAGGCACACCATTCTGACCAAACATCGACTTTTTCTTATAATTCTTATGGCGATACCAAGGAAAGAAACAGACATGCCAACCATTACGCGGTGCAGCCATACATAATCTGTGGTAAGCATCACCTGGTCCATTGGTTGTTGTCTCTATAATGACTTGGCCTTCACCAACTGATGCAATTGTGTTTGCAAGGAGTTCATCTTGGTTATCAAAAAACGCAAATTCACTGATGTGAGCCGAAGCAAAAGTAAAAGAGCGAGTTGCTCCTCCCTTACCGCCACCGGTAAAGCTTCGCAGCTCAGCCTCTGTATCTGTGAATTGTAATGTTCTTGCACTTGACTTCTTAAGCTTTCGTTGGAGTGGCTTAGGGAGACTGAAGTAGAAGGACTTATCGATGGAGTGCAAGTGGTCTGCACTGTCTCGGGTGTATGAGATGATGGCGTGTCTGGTAGGTTGTGATTGGACATATGTCCTCCATAAAAAATATGCTCTTAACAGAGTTGAACAACCTATCTGTCTAGCCTTGCACACCACAATACGTTTGTGTGTAAGTAGTGCTTCCAATAACTCTTCTTGTTCGTCATTCATAACAAAGGGCACAAGGGTATTGGTTTGTTTGTCAAACACTTTTAAAAACTTAAAGAAGTCACGTGGATTATCACGCAACCGCTGTAGTAACTCTTTTGGAATCTTCATCGACGTTGACTCCTTAACATAATGATTGCATCATATAAGTCTTTTTCAAAGGTGTGGTTCTTCATCTCTAATATTAGAAATAACTGAAGCAACTCTTGGTGACTTAACTTTAATAACTCATCTCTTGTATCCATTCTTCCACTCCTGCTGGGATGATTATTTATCAATCGTCAAGTCCACCTTGTAACACTTCTAAGATATCACCAAAGCCTTCATCAGAACCAAAGGTCTCACGATACTTGATAAGTACTTGGCATAATTCCATAAATGTACGAGGTGACATCTTCCAGTCTTGTTCACCATTATTCTTAACAGCCAATAACATGACTGACTTAATAACACCCTCTAAATCACCTGCATGTATAGCCTTCTTTAATCCAGCCTTATAATTTAATGACTTACGAGCAATCGCTTTCTTTTTCTTTTCATCCATAATTAATTCTCCTCACCTATAATACCCCTTAATTTTTCCAAAGCACGATTTAAACGCTTATAAGAAGTACTGACAGCAACACCATGTTTATCAGCAATCCACTGATATGTCTTGCCTTCCTTATAATACCACTCAACAGTCTCACGTAGCACAGGCTTCAACCTCATCAACGCAGCATCTAACTCGTCTAATTGGTCCCACCTCTTATTACGCTTTCTCTCTTCTTCTTCACTATCAGAATTGAAAGGGTCATAATGATACCCATTCTGCACTGCAACATAATCAAATAACTGTGGGTCACCTGTTGTCCAATGCTTTCGTTGCCACTTACGGTCTTCTTTATTACCACTCATCCAATATCGCATTCTTATCTCCAGTTCTGCCATGAACATATATATGGGCCAATTATAATTAATTCTTTTATTCGTGTAAAATTCTTAGAAAAAAGTTATAATATAACTATAATAATAAATAAGGAGAAATACAAAATGGGCATATTACACTATCAAGTCATTTATTGCGGTTATCATAATGATGTTCAGCATTGGAAGTATCCACCTCGTATGGGTAAGTTTGAGGTTAATGATTATTATTTTGATGACACAGTTAAAATAGAATTCTATCCCTCAGCCATTGTATTCGATGATGATGATTATGATTATGATGATGATTATGGCTCTCATCCGAGTGTAATAAAATTAGATGAACAAGATGAAGAGAATCAGAGTTACATCGTTGCAGGATGGTATTGGCGGTATGAAAAAGAATTCGGCCATCCTAGTCTTAATACCCACACTGAATACGCAACTGATGGTTATTGGGAGCTCCCGTATTTTTCGCAGGAGTAATTTTTTGTGCGTTTTTCTGCAGCCCGTACTTCGTCTATGCAGTCTACGGCTAGACACTGAAGCCCTTTGGGCCCTACCCCTTACCCTATGACACACATACCCCGGTGTCTCTGATAGATACATTATACACCACCACTCACCCTATTTACAAAGGTGATACACATTATCTCTCTTTTTTTATGATGAGTGGTGGGGCTATTTATCTATTCATTGCTGCTGTGCAATCAGGATAT